TGTTTTGTGGGTTAGAAAAGGAACGGGGGGTCGGTGGTGTTCTCGTGCTCACAAAAAACCGCCCACCCTTAGATAAATTACATCGTTTGCAACTTGCAACTAAATTATCATCACTATCATTACCACCAAGCCTTCTCGGAATAACATGATCTACGGTATCAGCTTCTTGCCCACAATAAACGCAAATATATTGACCGGATCTAAGCACTCGCTCTCTGATCTTACGCCATTGTCTGGTCGATCCACTATCTCTTAAAGCTGATCTACTCAATGAAAGCCCTTACTATTTAAGTGATCTAATGCTTTACACATAGATCCATAACGATTGAGATTATATTTGATACCCCACTCTACCTGCTTATAACCGTTAGCCTTTAATAGATATTTGCTTTTACCTTGAGGTATTCCATAATGACTACCATTCCGGGCTTTTGGATTCCATCTACTTTCCTTAAAATACAATTCATCTAAACAATAAAATTCATCTAAATCATTAAGCTGTATAAAAGCCCATTGTCTGTAATGATTTGTTGTATCAGCATAAACGGAATCAATCTTTAGAAATGCTGTGTTTAAGGCAATGAACAGAGATATCCCCAAACCAAACCTTGCGATCTTTCTGCTTCGCAGATCGCCCTTTCGCTCTGAAAGCGAATTTGCGTTTAAGGGTATCACATCACTCCAAATTTGACGGCGTGTCTTGCGTAAATGTAAACAATTTTAAAATCATCTGTATCGAGCCAAGTTTGGTCATAGCCAGCCTCACTCATTTATTTGCTATCAATTCGCATGTATGACAGACATGATCTACAAATTGCCATGATCCGCATTTCGTGCATCGAATGACAGGCTCTTGAGTGTCAGTTGCTTCTGCTAGGTTCTTTGTTCCAACGCAATTGCATCGCAAGCATTGATAAACCCTAAAGCCATCAGCTGTGGAATAACCCTCAAGCCAAATGAATTCAGTATTGCTTGAGCAGCCATTACATTTGAATTTAACCATTACGCTGCCATCTAGGGCAATCAACACAACTGGTCCCTTTTATATTATTGCATCTAGCACAGGCCGCAACCAGATTAGTCGGTAGGTCAGATCCACCATGCTTTCTGGGTATGACATGATCTACTTGATTAGCAGCTTCACCGCAATAGACACAAGTCCAGCGATCTCTTTCCAAGACCCAACGCCTAGCCAATTTGTAGGACATAGGCCACCGAGATTTGGGATATGTTGCTGGCTTTGCATTGACATGAAATTTAATGCCTAATTTAGATCGTCTTTGATAAACAGCGTGCGGAGTTATTCCAAGTCTTTCTGCCAACTCCTTAGCAGTTAAGTGTCTTTGTGAGATTAATTGATCAGCTGCATCAGTCCATTTCATTTTTTACCAGCCCAACCGCTGCCCTTAAAGATTGCTGGCACAGTTGTATAGACACGCCTTAAATTAGCACCACATACTTGACAACGGGGGATTTCGTGCTCCATTGGTAGATCCAATACAATACTCAATCCCTCGCCATCACATTCGTATTCGTAATTCGGCATTATGGAATCCGATTGATTGCGTGGCAAACATAGCATCGAAGCAGATCGCCCTCATGAAGTAATCTGTCATCGTTGCATACATCGCACACAACTATTGATGGCTCGACTTTAACTCCGTCGTCTGTAAAAGTCGCAGTTAGACCAGAGCCATCGATTATCTGTAATTCACCCATTTATTCACCTCCTTCAAAATACCATTTTCCATTAGCTGTAAGTTTTGCCCATTTAGGTTCGCATTGTTTGGCTTTACAAACATAACCATAATATGGCTTGCCTCCTTTAGATATTCCTTCTTTAAGAATATGCCCATGCTCACATGCAGGCGGTTCATTAGGAATTGATGAACCAATCTCGGATACAACATCTCCAACAGTCCAAGCAACTGGTGCTGGCTCTTTATCAGCTTCAAATGAACTACGAAGCGCAGTTTCTATTGCAGCAGATCGCCCGGACTTTCCGTAAAGGTTTTGTTTGGCTTCTAGTTTGTCTTTAAAAGAACTTGGCGCAGGATTAACTACCTTTGCCATTTCCTCTCTTGAAGCTCTTTTTCCTTTAGCTGCGAAACCAGCATTTGCAAGCGCACGACCGATCGCTGAAGTTTCGCAATTCTCCAATGCAGAAGTGCTATTAACACCTTTTTCTGTAATCGTTTCAAAAGCAAGACCAGTCGCGCATGGTTTTGGGTCTGCCTCGGTTTTGAATAATTTAGCAAATACAACGAATCGAGTGTTTGAGGCCTCGATAAGCTCTGTTTCCACTCTGGAATCTGGGAATTTGTCATGCCACTTCTCCAATCTGCTTTCAACAGTTTCATAATCCTGTAAATTAAACATTGTTAATCCTCCCAATTTTCATCTTTGACGGCATCAAGCACAGTTTTATAGACAGATCCATAGGCAATAAAGTCTTTGATACTGTCGTAATGATCTGGGGTTTCACTAAGCCTAGAAACCTTGACCAACGCCATACATAATGCAGCTTGGTGTGGTGTGATTGGGAAGTCGAGATAAGCAGACCATAAGCCTGCAATTCGTTTGTGGTTGTAATATGGATGTCCATAGACACTTCCGCGCTGTTGGATCGTAGTAATGACCTCATCAAATAGAGTTTCAGTTTTTGTCATAATCAAATACTTCATCAGACTTGGTTTTTGAATCAATCATTCGGCGGTGCATATTCCAGCCATCTTTACGACCGCGCCAATAATGGGTTTGCTTTGCGTTTTGGTGTATTCCGTAAGCCCAAATGAATGCAACCATTGTTGCTACCCACAATAGACCAGCTTCTTTTAGTGTCATGTCGCTCCCTACATATACACAGACCATCTGTGCATACATAAAGTATGACCTAAATCAAGGAAGCGTGGTTAATTACTTTCGGCGTGTTTTATAACGATTAGATAAAGCCAAGAGCCTCAACTGCATCGATATGATCATCAATCGTGCGGGGCTGATAATCCGTTTCACACTTCATACGACTTTCCAAGAGCTGTAAATGACCCATCTTTGTTGATCGGAATAAGCGTTGGGGTCATGTTTTTGCCATTCCATTCAAGGATAGCGATACCCATCTGCCAATTGGCCACAGTTCGCGTATAAGAGGCTTTTGCCTTATTCATAAGGTTTCCTACCTCAATGCCATATAAAGGCCTGTAATGGCCTCCTATGCCCTCAGAATAGGCACTCATGCCCAGTCTATGGGTGTGGCCTATAACGCAGGATTTGCCAGTCTTACGGGCTAAATTCAATGCGGTCATTCCAGCGTTAGGGTTTGCGTTGCCTTCGTCGCCATGAGCCAAGATCCAGCCCTTTTCAAATTCGTAGAATGTCTTATGAAAGGTAATGCCCAAGCTGTCAAAATCCATAAATTTGGCGTATTGCAACTCAGGCAAAGAAAGCATGCCCGGAACTTTTAAGAGTGTGTTGTAAAGACGATCTGTGTGATTGGATCTAACAATGTGGGCTTCTTTAGCGTTTTCGGTTAATGACCAAAGAATCTCTTGAGTAGCTGTGCGATCTTGGTCAAGGGTTTGCTGATAAGCCAAAGGTGTTTTCTCAGCCCATCGAGAAATGGTTTGAAAGTCGATCTCATCGCCAACGCATAGAACGCTGTCAAATCTTTCGCGGCGTGCCAATTTAATGACATTTTTAACAGCTGCTTCATGGTGGTATGGGATCTGTAAATCTGAAATTACCAGATATCGCTTAATCGTCATCCTCATCGTCAGTTGGATCTATGGAAGGAATAATTCCGCCATCGCCTACGATCCAATCAGGGAAAGTCTTATGTTCAGTCATAAGCCAGAAAGCGTGTTCAGGCGTAAATCCTGCTTTTCTAGCTGCTTTATAGCATTCGTGTAGAGCCATGTAATGCTGATCTATTTTTGACAATGGCTCAGGAGATTGGCGAACGACGCGACGATTGATCTTTTTGCGTTTGATAGGTTTTCGAGTGTTCGCCATAATTAAAATTATGACTTACTGATTAGCAGGAATAGATCATCGACACGCTTCTCAAGTCGATTAATTTGATCTTTCATTGAAGCACCGCCATTAGGCTTAAGTTCGGCTAGATAGGATTTAATAACCCAACGCAGAGCCAGTAATAAACTGCTTGCGATTGCGCATCCACCAACGGCTAATGCAACCCAATCGTTTGCCGTCATTTCGCATCGATACCATAATCAACCTCTTTACCAGAAGTAGGATCAATGGCTTTGATTAATGGAGCAATTAACGCACCAAGCAAAACTGCATATTCAGGTTTGATATCTCCCACAATGGCAAGAGCCACAGTTATTCCAGAAGCTGCAACAGCTCTTAAATATGACTTAATTGCTGCTTTGTGTTTCTTGGTTAGTTTCATGCTTTGCCTCCTAGTAGTGGGATGTTAAAAAAATCGCCTGGTTGATTTGGCTTAAATGAAATATGGATATGTTTGTGATGCGGATTGATCCCGGTATATTTTTTGAATCGCCAAAATGATTTAGCACTAGCAATTTTGCCTGCGTGGATTACATACAGAATACGCTTATCTGTTTTTGCTGCCTGTCGAATCTGATCTGCCAAATCGAAACTAACTCCTTCTTGGTCAGATAGGCGAGCGTCAATGTCGATGGCGCATACTTCACCCTGTTCGTTTGGGTTATGCTGACTGACTCTGGCCGAATGACGAGCATCACCAATCCACCCATCGCTGGCACGCTTGCGATCAGGGAAGCAGTCATCAGTTTGTTCTCTTAACTGAACAGCAGCCTTAGATAACCAAACCTTCATTAGCCAAGAATCGTTTTAAGTTCATCAGCAGTTAAACCAATGCGATCAAGGATTGCTTGGCGTGCTGCATCATTTTCTGCTTTTTCATCAATTGCAATATGCGCAGCAATAGCATCTTTTAATTCATCCTCAGTTAATTCCACTCCGTCTGCAGGTAAAATTAACTTTTTCTTAGGATCGTTAAAATCTGCAATTAAACCTTTACCGCCAAGTTCAATTGTTAATTGACTTAAATTAATTTCTTTAGATGTTATTGCCATAATTAAGACCCCATATTTACAACAGTAATAGTTCTATTTGCGAAGGATGCTGTTGCGCCACCACCGCTATTTTTGTATTTGATAGTAAATGTATTGCTCCCAGCAGTTAAACCTGTTTGAAAATAAACCAAGGAACCTTGACCTGTATAAATGCCAGCGTTGTTAAATTGACCAAAAGCAACTGATTGCTGATCCGATGCTGCTATCGTTGTAGCACCACTAACAGCATAACTAGCTATGGCTAAGCGTGCTGGATCTGCGGAAGTAATGTTTCCTGCAACAGTTACAATAACTAACGCTTTTGTTCCAGTTGTTAAGGTAACGGATGTTACAGTTGCTAAATCGGTATAAGTTGCACTTGTTGTAGTTTGAGTGGTAGAAGTGTTTGCAGTAGATGATGTAAAACTTGCCGCTGGAGCAGCTGCCCACTCAGGAGCAGTTGCACCTGAATTCATTGTAAATACTTGTCCAGCAGTTCCTTTTGCAATACGGGCTTTGGTTGTTGCTGCTGTGTAATAATCTAAATCGCCAGCAGTAGTTCCGGGATTTAATGCTTTGACAGTTGTATCAACTGATGAGCCAAGTGTGCGAATTGCAGACGCGCCATCCTTGACCAGCGCGGTGTCGTCTGGTGTTGTCCAGCCATAATTAGTAGTGGTTGCCATATTGTCCTTTATCTCAGGCTACGATTGTAGCGTATTCCCATGTTAAAGTATTGCTTAAAGTGTTCCAAGCCTCTGTGACTGGGGTTGTATTCCATCGCATAGCGACTTGGCTGAAACTGACTGGTGAAACTGTCAAATTCAAAAACAGTTGGTTATAACTCACACTCCATGACCAACCCTCGACATAACCCTGAAATTCACCAGCTGAAATCTGGTTTGGAAGGTTTTTGATATTAACTGGCATTCCGATGAATACGCTTAATAAAGCATTTCGGTTAGCATCAGTTAATTCTGAACTCGTTATTGGAAATGTTATGCTGTCAAATATAGGCTGAGGATAGGCTCTTTGACTGATATATCGATCGGCTACCGCTTGAGCATCTACCGCATCATGCAGGTTTGATTGTATTGTTTCAGCCTTATATCCATACAAAGCAATTGAAGCTGTGGATGTGGCTGTTTTTTGAGATCCATAATTGTTGCCATAATTGATATAAATATCATTTCGAATATCGCCTGATCGAGTTGTAGTTTTTAATCCTTTACCTAAAGCTTCATTAGCATTCAAATCTGTGTAACCATAGGTCAATAAATAATTCTGGCGATGATCCGCATCTGCATAACCAATGTTGCCTTGATTATCCTCATACAAATATCCGAAAGCGGAATTGGCAATTTGGGCAGCGACATTATAGACAGTATCGGCAACAGCTGCACGATTTTCCATTGTGTAAAGTCCGGGCATATCAATTTCGCCCAAACCAATATCTTGAGCATTTGCCCAAGTTTCAGTTGCGCTGTAAGTTGCCCATGTTGCTGTTGCTGATACCTCATTCCAAGAATTCAACAAAGTATTTTTTAAGGTGGCATAAATTTGATTACCATCCTCATCTTGAGCCAAAGTTTCATTAAAAATTGCTTTTTGCAATTTAGCCAATGATCCTAGAGCAATTAAGGTATATCGAATTTCGGTTGCAGCTGATCCAGTTGCACCCACCTCAGTTGTAATATCTGTTATGTTGCCACCAAATAAACTGACATAAGTTCCAGCACCATTTTTGATTTGTAAAGTCAATCCATCATTTATTGCAAAATTATAGGTTGTAGTATTAAACGCAATTATTTGTGCTTGGATATATGATGCTGATGGTTGGGTATAGATATTGGTGCGACCAGATCGATGGCTGAGATTAGCAATAGTTACATTTGTATAATCTGTGCCATTGACAGTTAATTTCCAAACTGGGCTAAATGCGGTCATCTTTGTGAATATGTCGAAGCATAAATTCCACCACGATCAGCGGAATTATTAAGAGCATCAATAATTGTTCGAGCTGTGCCTTCGCTGTCTATTGCACCATTTACAGTCAAATTGATTGTTGTGCCACCAGTTTGACCAAATGGAGTTCCCATTGGTTGTTGGGCAACTAAAGCATTTGCCTGATTTGTTAAAACATTAAATTCAGCAGATAATTTATTTAGTTCTTTTTGAGCGGATGATTTGCTAATGCCACCAGTAATTGTTTGAAATGTTAAATCGGTAATTTTGCTTTGAACACTTAATAATCTATCAGTTAAGTTCTTTATACTTGTCGCTCCAGCAATATCAGCAATTGATCCACCACCGCCACCACTTATGCCCCCACCAATTGCTCCAATTCCTCCACCGGTAAATCCACCACCTCTGGAAATTCCTCCACCTGAAACACCAGCTCCAGTTTGGTATCCGCCAGATACTCCGCCACTAGATCCAACTGTGCCAATCTTTTGAATATCAGCACCACCTTTAACCAGGTTGATACCATCAATAACTTTATTGATTGCTCCAATAATAAAATTCAAAACTGGAGTTATTGCTCCAACAATAGATCCAAAAGCATCGATAATCGCTGCCGCCGCTTTAGCACCGACATCAAGCAAAAATCCAAATATAGTTTGAAGGATTGGAAAAACTTTGTCTTTCATCAATGACCAAAATTCCTCAAACTTATCGCGGTTTCGTTCGATAGCATCCCGAACAACATCAAATGCTGCTTTTAATTTTTCTACAATTGGCACGCCATATTGAAAAATATAACCAATCAATTTTTCAAGAATTGGAAGCAATGCATATCCAACAGCTTCTTTTGCTTCGTTAAATCCTATCTTTAGGCGATCAATTCGACCCTGAAAAGTTTCAGCGTTACGGCTTGCTGCACCACCATAAAGATCTGAAAGTAATTTTGTTTCATCTTTGAAGCCCATTGTCTTGGCTTGGGCAGCTGTAATACCAATGCCAAGTTTCGCCAATTGAGTATCTTGTCCATTATAGGCTTTAGATAGGGCTTCTGTAACAGCACCAAGATCTTTACCAGTTCCCTTTGAAATATCAATTGCTAGGTTTAATAAATCCTGTGATTTAGTAACATCGCCTGTGGCAACGCTTAATCTCTGGAATGCTGGGCGTAGTTCATCATCGGCAATACCAACTGCTAATGAAGTTTTGGTAATGTAATCCTCGGTTGCCTTAATTTGAGCATCAGTAGCCCCTGTGGCGGTCTTTAATGCACTCGCTAACCTTAACTGTGCAGCTTCATCCTCAATGGCTGCTTTAACGCCATCAATGGCTAATTTGGAGGCGTAGGCAGCGGCAGCGACTGTGGCAGCGGCAAAAGCCAATCCTGCCTTTTTACCAAAATCAGAAACCTTATCGCCAAAACCTTGAATTTCAGTTTCACCAGTTTTAAGACTTTTCTTTAACTCATCGACATCGGCAAGAATCGATAATTTTAAGGTGCGATTACCTGTTGCCATTATGCCCACTCCTTAAGAATGCGATCAAAAGCTGCTTCCCATTTGTTAATTAATTCAGGCTGAATTCTGCGAAGGGTTGGATAAATGAACCATCCGCGAGATCCACGACCTTGTCGCCCAGAATATGAAGGGAACTGTTTGAATTTATTTGAACCAAACTCAAGACCGCCCCATAGGATTTGCGTAGTAGCACCACCTGAAAACTTTTGTCGGGCGAAACCGTAGCTGAACTCACCAACTTTGCTCGATTTAGAGATGCTAACGCCATCCGCAACTCTCTGGACTGCTTTGCCAGATTTTTCTCTAGTTCGAGCTGTCGCTTTAATTTCCTCAGATGCAAAATACGCCAAAGCCGCAGATTGAGTTCGTGCTTCCTCTGTCGCTTGTTCATCCATTGCTTTGAAGGCTTTAAGAATATCGCGCATATCTGATTTACTGTAAGCAATAGTTTCACTAGCCATTCCTTTGCTCCAATATCTCGATCGCGGTTAATATATCGTTTGCATCAACCCATTCGCTCATTGGTATATGTGTGGCAATTGCCAACTGAACCAATAATCTATTTAGGCTTCCTGCTGGGTGACTTTTGGGTCAGCATCACCGACTACTACATCGACAACAGTTTCCATCCAAGCATCCAACGGCTTGACTGGCTTTCCACCTGCTTCGCGCTTATGTGCATGATAAGCAAGAAACATAAGATCAGAAATGCCCATCTTTTCCTGTGCTTGACCAATGGTAAATCCTGTCTGCTTTTCCCATTTTGCCCACTCAGGCGGTTGGGCAACATAAGTTACTTGCTCGCCTGAGTTATATTCAATTGTGATTGGTAGTTTCATTTTGCTCCCGGTTTTCTACTATTAGCTAACTGTTAAAGTTGGCTTTGCTGTGCATTGTAATGTAAATGAAACTTGTTGTGCATCTTTTCCGTTTCCATTTGGATTTGGAAATGATGGATAAATGTTTCCAGTAAATACTGCGCCAGTTGCAGCTGTAAATGTATAAGCCAAGCCTGTATCTGGTGCTGATGATGCGGCTGCCCATAGAAGTTCGCATACTGAATAAGTTCCAGCTCCAGCTGATGCGCCCCAATCGGCAAGGATTGTTAGATCCATTGTTGCATCGTAATCAATGGTTTTGAATACGCGACCATCAAGAGTTTCATACGCTTGACGATCTAAAGTTGTGTTTAACGCAACTGAAAGTGCTTGGGCATCGTAAGACTTACTATCGATAGTAAGGCTCAAATCGCGCCCTGTGATAACGGTGGTTGCCACTTTGATCTCCTTATGTTTGGTTGTAGTAAGTCGAAACCCTTATATCTGCAATAAGCAGATTTGATGCTCCTACTTGACTGACTGTTGGTCTTTCGACTGAACTGACCTCATATCCTGATGGGATAACTGCCAGAACGCTCATTAGTAATTGCTCGATATTATCCAGCGATGCAGGATTGCTGTTATATGCGACGGCAACTGAAATCGTCATATTGACTTTGCATTTAATGACGGATTTATTTATTAAATCAAATTCTAAATATGGTGAATCTGGCACAACCACAACGCATGGTGGAATTGGTGCTTCTGGAACAAAAGCATAAACATTTCCAGCAACAGTTGATAAAGCGGTTGCTAAAGGTTGTCTAATTGCTGAAAGAATTGTTGATGATGGCATTTATTGAGCCATGCTTTCAACATCAAGATAAGCTCCTAATAAACCTACGCATCGATTAAATAATGATCTGCCCATTCTAAAAGGAGTGCTAGTGAAATCTACTCCTTCAATTTGTCCTCCACTTGCAACTCTTGATTGAAAGACTTCGACTGAAACGGCAAAAACGGCTGATCGAACAGGTTGGTTTCCAACATAAGTTGATGCGCTAGAAAGGGTAGCAGTTCCGGATGGGATGACATTAGCCGCGAGTATATCGGCATTAGTGATCGATGCTGAAAAGGTATATTGTCCAAGATTGTCTGCCAATACTGTTCTTGTGCCATTGTAGGGAGTTCCGCATCCTGCGATGACAACTGATTGTCCTTCGGTAAATTCATGAATTCCTAGTGTAGTGAAAGTTGCGACATTTGTCGTTAATGATGTTGCCTGAATGGGACTTTTGAATGTAACCAGCATTGGAAGGATCACGCCTTCAGCTGTATCAATAATTCCATTCAAATATGTGTCGTCGTATAAGGATGATGACACACCAAGCACACTTCTCAACTCTGTGGCTGTAATTATGCTTGGCATGTCATCTCCTTTTTACTCCCATTTATAGCTGCCTACCAGCGGGAGCACCAGTAGGCATTAGATCACTTACTTATTAGGTAAGGTTAAAGCGACGAACTCCTGCACCATAAATAGGAGCAATTGCATAATATCCGTAAAGAGCAATTTGCATTTGTCCATTAGCAAGTGCTTGAACTTGTAATTGAGTCGTTGGGGATTCAAACCACTTGAATGCCTCTGGAGCAACAATAAATGCGCTCTCGTCAATTAAAGTTGTTACTGACATGTGTGGATCAACCGCAAGATTAAGTCCTAGAACTTGACCTGTAATTGATTGACCTGAAACATTACCAGGAGCATTTGAAGGTTGAGCAGCTGTAAATAGAGGGCGATTTGTTGTGTCATCGCTTCCAAGAATTGTTTCCCACCATGCTGTGTTAGCAACAAGGTTTGTAGCAAACTTTCCTGAACCCTTATATGCTGCAGGAACTTCTTTAGCAATATAAGCTTTTAATCCAGCAATTGTTGCAGCCTGTGTTGATGCTTGTGTGCCTGATGCTGTGAAAGCAGCGATTACTGCTGAATCACAATATTTAGCGTATGCATCAGAAAGTTCAGTGACAAGAGCATCCATAAATGCAGGAGAACTTCTGTCAATGAGCTCCCAACTTATCGTTTGGATTCCACTTGCCTTTTTGACATCCACAGTTACATATGTTGAGGTCATCTCGTCGCCACCTAGTGCGCCGTTTTCTGCCTCAATTGTAATTGATGGTGCTTGAGATAACTTTGGAAGTGTAAAAGACATCCCAGAATTTGGTAATACGCCCTTTGAAATGCTATCTACTGCTGGGCGACCCTTAATTGTGTTTGTATAAAACTCGTTAAGGTGTGGAGCTAATGTTAGCCCTGTGTTGCTTGATGTGTCGTCTGTGAATTTAACATATTGACGGCTCTCATCATTGCCCATTGCAGCTTTGATTGAGTGCTCCAAATATGAAGCAGCAGACACAATTGGTGAGCGTGGCTTTGTATAAGCAACTGGTTGATTTGCTACTACTGCCACAGGCTCAGACTTTGCAGCTTCTACCGCTTCGGTTGCGATAGGAGCCTCTGATTTTGTATCAGACACTTTGTCCTCCTGTGTTGTTGTATCCTCAGCGGTTGCTTCGGAATTCTCTGGTGTTGTTTCAGTCGCTACGACTTTTTCAACTCTTGCTGATGCGATTGCAGGATCAGACACCAAACTGACCTCAGCCAATGAACTTTTTGAAATAACCATTGCTCCGTCTTTGTTATCCCAAGCATCAACCATTACGCCAACAGAAAATCCATCGCGTAATCCTGTTGCTGCCTCCTCTAAAGCATCATCAGCTGCAAATGTTTTTGCTAACTTAAATGTGCCTTCTAAACCTTGATCGTTTGCGGTAATATCAATTAATTTACCCAATGGGCGTGTTTTGTCATGCTCTAGGAGTAACTTGACAGGCTTCGAGAAATCAATGCTGTCTTTTGCAAAGACAGTTACGCCAGCTGATGTGTTGCCTTTTTCATTCCAAGCTACGATCTTTCCAGAAATTGTGCGCTTGTTTGTATCGGCTGCGGTTATTGTTATTGGGAAATTGATTTTCATTTAATCAAGTCCTCCTCCTCTTGAATTTGCTCGATACTCATTGCACCGATGCGGTTTAGGATTTCATACACTTGCGCTCTTTGTAATGCATCTCCACGCAAGAAATCATCAACGCTAAAACGAATTTCAGTTCCATAAGGAGTGAAATCTGGCATTGTTAATCTTTGTTCAATTGCAGTCAAAATTGGTCGTAATGAAAAATCAATTAAAGATTTTCTTTCTGAAACTGAATTTGAATAAGTCATAGAAGTTGTTTCTGCTGAGATAAAATAAGCAGGAATCCCGGTGGCTCTTGCAATTTCTAAAGCAACATATTGGCGTGCTTCATTTAATTGTAATTTTGCAGGATCGAATCCAAGTGCTGTTAATTCAACATCAGCGTTTAAGAATGCAGTTGCTCTTGTTGATCTGGCGGTTTTCCAACTTTCAAGCAATCTTGAAATACGCTCTGGGGTTAAGTTAGTTCCATTTGATTTTAATACCATTGTTGGAACTGGCTCTTTTGCATAAAGTTCGGCAGCCTTTTCTAATTCCAAAGCTGCGCGAATTGTGCGACCTGCTCTTGACAAAACACCTTCATCAAGTCCATCGAATCTAATTACACTTCCAATTCCTGATGCTGGTGTTAATTTTCCATCTAATAAATATCCAGTAATTTCAGTTGCCATATCATTTAATTGTGGTGTTATACGATTTGGCGCAACTCTTGTCCATTGACGAATTCTCGCGCCATCGGAAACTGAGTAGGCATCTAAGCAAATTCCATAGCCAACGCCGTAGAATAAAATATCCTCTGCTAACCATGCATAAACAGCTGATCCAGTAATTCTTGCATCTGGTTGCCAGATTGCTTGAACTGGTTCAACATGCGCTCCAGTAAATTTGTTATATCCTTCTAATGGTAAAGATCCAATTGTTGAGCAAATTATATTTCTTGCTCTCGCCAATGCAGGAACTGACATCGCTTGTTCGCGAGTTGCAGTTTGGTGTGAAAAGTAAATTCCACCTAAAGCCTGTTGAATGTTATATGGCGCATTTGCAGCGGCAACATCAACGCCATCTGTTGCAGTTTTTGTATTTACTTGAAAGCGGTCAAATAATCCCATTAGCACATAATATACCATAAATCCGATTTATCCGACTTGTATATCTATTTCCGTTTCTGGTTGTGTCGCAAAATATGTTGCTAACGCCGAAGCGACAGCTGCACAAACTGCCACTCGACTTGCACGCCTTCCGATGATCCATGACCCATCCCCATAGGGCAGTTTCGCAGCGGAAAGTGTTTGTTGGGTAAGTTCATCTTGCCCACCATGCTGTAATCGATGAGAATTGATTGCGCCCAGCCATCGATCACAACTTTCAGCGTATATCGCCCCATCCATATCTGTAATGGGAATTCCAGCAGGAACTAGCCGACTTGCGACAGCTTGTGCAGTCCTTTTGGAATAAGCGACAGTCTGAACATTATATTTTCTAACATACGGAGCAATATCATTTGCAACCGCTAGATCGTTAATTGAATAATCATTTGACCATGTGTGCAATAAAACAAGATTGAATTTTTCGCCCGGCAATTTTTGTGTGGCAACTAATGCGCCAAATTTTCTATCTGGAGATAAATCTAATCCAAACCAAGTTTCTTTGTCAGGATCTAATGGTATTGGGTCGGTCTGACATAATCCCCATTTTTGGGCATCGATTGCTGAGTTGATTGTATCTACCCATTGAGCCAATACTTCAGTTCGCACGATATCAGGCGGATCATTGATAACCGCTTTTAAGTTATCGGGATGGATTGTAATTCCCAATGATGGGTTGGCTTGAGCAAATGCGCCCCAGTTCATCTCGCCTGACGGAAGCAAGATTGGAGCATCAGGTTCTGCACTCCACTCAAACCAACCAATCGGATCGTTGGTCGTAGCTGAAGCCAACGCCCTCTCACGCAATTTGTTTAGGATTACGGAATGTTGATCGCCTGCTGATGAGTAAATCCATACTTGCGGATTTTTAGCAGCCATCATGGAATAACGCATTGATGACCAGGCATCCTCATCTTTATATTCACGCAACTCATCAAGATGAATTGTTTCAGGCTTTGATAATCCTCTAGCTGCATTGTTTGCTGCCTTTACAACAAATCGTCTATTGCCAAATAATTCAATTTCCTCGGCTCCATGTTGCCAACGGATTTTCTTTACTTCCTTTTCCAATTTTGGATGCGTTTCAATTAGCGCAACTATCTGTCTAAAGGTTTCAAGTGATGTAGTTAATCTATGAGCTGATGCAAGCTGCAAACCTTCGCCCCAAACAAACATGCCAGTTAAAATTCTAAGCATCATGAGCGTACTCTTACCCTGTTGTCTCGCCATTATTAAACCAAGTTCGGAATGCGCCCATCTGCCGTCTGGTCTTACTTTGTGCCCATTGATGCACACAAATTTTTGCCAATCCATAAGGTTGATGCCTAGTTCGGTTGCAAAGTCGATCATTTCTTGACCCTTTGAAGGTAAATCATTGAGTTTTGAATGAATACGCGGTGTTTGCACACCTCCTAATCCTGAATAAGCCTGATCGCTTAGGATCTCTCCCGTTTTAAGGTCTATCAATTCGATCCTGTCGGTTCATGTCCGATTGAGGTGTTTTGTGGGTTAGAAAAGGAACGGGGGGTCGGTGGTGTCGGTGCGCTCACAAAAAAACGCCCACCTTTACTTAAATTACATCTACGACAAGATGCAACTAAATTATCATCACTATCATTACCACCAAGCCTTCTAGGAATTACATGATCAACTGTTGTAGCTTCTTGATTGCAGTATTGGCAAATGAATTGATCACGCCTTAACACACGACTGCGAATCTGTCGCCACCGATGGGTTGAACCAGTAGATCGCAGCGCTGACTTACTCATCAGTAATATCCTTTACGATTATGAAACTGTAATGCTTTACAAGGCGTATCATGTCTATGCTTAATATAACGTAATCCTATGTCTATTTGCTTAAATCCATTGCGCTCTTTCATACCTAAAATCTGTGGTATTCCATAAGCTGTAGATTTAGGATTATCAGCTGTTGGCGACCATCTGCTCTCTTTATGCCATAACTCTTCAATACAATAAAACTCATCAACATTATTTAATTGAATAAATGCATATTGCTTGTAATGTTGTGTTTTGTAATGAGCTGCTTGAGATTGATCTATTTCAAAGCAAAAGGTTTGTGTTACAAACAGAGCGATCCCGACTAGCATGCACCTCGCGAGCGATGCCTTCGGGCTCGCGTTTTTGCCTTTGAGGCAAATGCGACTAGAGCATACCGGCTCTGTCAAATCAGGATAACAAAACCGCAGGTCAGACGGCGTGTCGATGGTATTGGCAACCATAGTCATATTCATCCTCCATCCAAGTTTCATCATAACCAGCATCCATTATTTACAACCCCATCCAGTTCCTTTGAAGACAAGTGCCGGTGCTGAATACACGCGGTTCATTGAGATTAAGCATTTAGGACATTGCATAATAGGAACATCATCAGCAAATGAATTATGGGTTGATGCAAATGTGCCGCATTCCCCACAGCTGTATTCATAGGTTGGCATTACTTACTCCTAACTAGAGCACAAGTATGGCATTGTTGATCTACAAATTGCCATGATCCACATTGCTCGCAGCGTATTACAGGCTCTTGTGTGTCGGTGGCTTCTGCTAAATTCTTTGTGCCAACAGCGCAGCATTTAAGGCATTGGAATACTCTAAATCCGGCAGCGGTTTGATATTTGTTAAGCCACATAAACTCAGTATTGGCTGAGCAAAAGTTACATCTAAATTTTGGCATTTGCTTTCCTTAACTCTCTTAAAAAAGCAACAATTTCAGCCTCAGTTAATGTAAGCCAAGTCATTTGTGATTGATGCTGCTCAGCTAGTTGATTTGTGCCACGCAAATAAAATGTAACAGTTTGAATGTCATAAGCAACTATAAAACTTGGTAAATTTGCCTCAGTTGCAAGATTGCTTACAGGTCTATGACCACGCAATACTTTTAACCAACCAACATAATCAATGCTGCCGGTTGTTTTGTATTCTATAAGCGCAACAGGTCTATCACCGGTGTATTCAACCAACATAAAATCAATATCAGTTGCTGGCAAGTCATAACCCCAAGTTCTATGGCGTTCGCTAATCCAATCATCACGCCACTCTTTTTGCTCCCGTTGCCTTACACCATGTTTGTCGTAAATTGGCATATAATTCCTACTGCCTACAATGGCAAATAGCACATACCAAATACTTACCATCATGCAATAATCTGTCGTCATTACAGCTTACGCATCGATCAATAGTCGGCTCAATCGTTACCTTGTCGTTTTCCAGTCGGGCAAGGTAATGACTGCCATCTACAATTTCAACATATCCCATTTATTCCTCCTCTCTAAAAAACCAACTGCCATTAGCAGCTGTAACTGCCCACTTAGCATCACATTGCTCACCTTTTGGTGCGCTGCAAACATAGCCATAATACGGCTTACCAGTTTTGGCAGTTCCTTCTTTTAAGATCATCAAGCCATGTAAGCATTCTTGCTGTTTAGGTTTGGTCGATAAGGCTTCGGCAACATCACCGACTGACCAAGTTGCTGGCTCGCTTGTTGGCTTAACATCATCTGCAAATGACTTTCGCAGTGCCATTTCAATAACCTGCGAATTACCACTTTTGCCATATATGTTTTTAATCGGTGCATCATCAACCTTTCTCATGTCGTCTTTTGTGGCTGTTTTGTTTGAGCCTTTGAGCAAGATTATTGCCCGACCCAAACTGGAACTGGCGGTATCTTCGACATACCATTTTTTCATGTTTGGCATAAATGTTTCTCTTGATCCAAAAGCAATGTTTGAAGCTGCTGGTGCGCTGTCTTTACTATCACGCCACAGAGTTGCTTGCACCAAAACATAGCCATTTACCGGATCATGACTTATGACCGATATATCAGATCTGCCCATTGGATAATTGGCAATAAACCACTTGTTAAGTGTTGCCACATCTTCATAATCGTCAAGATTAAATGCCATCATTTACTCCAAACTCTTTGTCGTAGTTGTCATACAACTCTTGGTAAATGACTGCGTAACCAATGATGTCTTTAACACTATCTTTGTGATTTGGAGTTTCTGATAATCGGCTGACTTTGACGAGCAGTTGCATAAGGCTGACCTGCATTGGCGATATGTAACTTCCATAATAAGCTGACCACAACTCGCTGATTCGCTCGTGATTGCTTTGACTGCTTCCGTAAACAGATCCTCGGGCCGCAAGGATTG